CTTTCTAAGTCGTTCAGAATCAAGCGCATAGCGACGTTCGCGCAACGTGTTGTGTGTTGTGTCTGACTTGTCGTGCTAAGTCGTGTCGAGTCAACGAGTTAGCGACTGTGACTTATCTGTACACTCTCTCTCTCTGTATATACACTACTACTACGTAGGAAGTTAACACTCTCACTCGAATTGTGAGAGAAGATTGAGAGAGAACCAAAACCAAACCAATTTCACTGTTCGGTAATTCCAAAATGCCTCATTAGGCGCTGGAGCGCCATGACACCAGATTCCTTGGAACGATTGCATTTAATACAAGGACTGAACAACGGTATATTATGGAAACAATATACCGAGCGGTGTTCCGCGGAGACATAGATAGCTTCGCGTTCGATAGAGGATTGAACTCTCCGAGTGCTGGGCGTAGGAAGGGGCGCGCTATCACTAGCGGCTTTCCTCTCATAATGTCTCCGGATAATACGGCTAATAGATGCCATTGTATCCTCCGGTTTTATATTAGTGTCAAGAGTGTTGACATTAACCTAATCACCCACCTAGCGCGACCCTTTAGCGTCGCGCATCTCTATTACCGAGTCTTACGAGACTTGCGGATCTCCGCAAGCTTGTACGTGTGGTCAATTGCGGCTTGGGCAATCATGGCGTTACGTTCCTCCTTGGACAGGCCCTCGCCTGCCTGAAGGACTTCCACGATTGTGTTATTGAGGGTAATGCCGGCAGTCTTGGTTTCGCGGTAAATCTCTTTATTCTTCCAATCCTGCCGCTTCGAATCTACTCCACGACCGAAAAGGTCGCGCAGCGTCCCGTCCAAAGTGAACGGCTCACCGTGTGCGGTGTAGTCCTCTTGCATCCGATACAACGTGGTCAAGAGAACGTATGGAAAGTCCACCGCTTCCATGATGATTGTCTTACCCTCACGGGTGACAAAGTTCATCGCACCGTTGGGAAGGCTTGCTACTAGTTCCTCTGTCTTAGTTGCCATAGCGATTCTCCTCTGGGCTTCCGCCCATGATGCTTTCGCATCGTAGATTGAGACCAAAGGGCCTCGCTAGATGGGTGATTTGATAGACTGTGACTGGCGCAGGTACTACCTGCGCATCAAAGGCGTCCTGACTTCTGAAGGAAGACAACCAGTTGATTGACTACCTCTTCTGAAGTAAAGGCTCCGTCAAGATAACCCATGACCAATCGGATGAGTTCCTTGACAATACCCTGATTTACTTGTACTTCGATTATGTCCTGTGCCATAGCGTAGTACCTCCGCTAGTCACAGTCTACGAGTCTATTGACTCTCATTAGTTCTAAGGACATTCCTGCCCTTTATGAGTGCGCTACTTTCTGTCTCTCACTCACTCTCAGCTACAGTTTACTTAGCGTAGCTTACATATATAGTGTCCGAATATGAGAATCGTGCGAAGCACGTAGGCTCAAAATTTAGAAATAGGAGTAGATGTATATTAGCTGCTCAAATAATTTTTTCCATTTCCAATTTTCTTCGGTTCCATGTTCCACGGAAATAATTTTTCTGGAGTAGAATTTTTAGTTATTTAAGTCATTGAAAGTCAATGACTTGCAGACTCTTCGAGTTGACAGCTTCGCTAAAGTATGATACACTTCGTGAACGTACAACTATAACTAATGGCCTCACAATCAAATACGATTAATGTCGGGCCCGGTCCCTTAACGGGGACGCTTCATGCCCAAACTAAAATTAGGATAGAACAAATAGCCAGAATGAGGATTTCGGGCATTAGAGACCAGAAAATATGTGACTTACTTGGAATTAATCCGCCCGTCCTCAAGTTTATATGTCAGAAGCCCGAATATAAAGAAACAGAAGAAGCGTTGCTTCTAGGTCACTTAACTCAGATGGATGAGGCGATAGCCGGTAAGGTTGATGAGCTTCGCCAAGGAATTAGATGTGCTGTGCCGGCTGCGCTAAGGTGTCTTGTGGATGCTGTTAATCAAAGACGTGACTTACCTACTGCTCTCCGAGCCGCAGGAGAAATCCTCGACAGAGACCCGGACAAGTCTCTTTCCAAGAAGACTGGCCTTCCTGGAGAGGACGCCATCAACGTCTTGCCAGCGAGTGTATTTGAAGAGACTGCGAAGCAATCCGACGTAGTCGCGCAGCAACTAGGTTCGAGTCACGTCAACACTAACGAAGTTACGAAGTAGCTCCTATGAGCTTATTTAGTATATTCAAAAAGAAGGTTACTTCTATGACCGGCTCCGAAGGAGAACCAAATGTTCAAGAAGTCGAAAACGAATCCGAAGGACAAGTTCAAGAAGAAGAAATCCCCAAAAGGGAAGATGAAATCCCATTCGTGGGAGAACCCTCGATTCTCAATGAAGAACAAGTAGCTCCTTCGGAGCAATCGGTTCTAATCCGTAAGACTCCCGAAGGTCATCCTTACGATGAGTATCCGGGATGTCGGTCTAATACAGTTATCAAACTTGTAGACAGGTCCATGTTCCCAGGCCAAATGTATTCATATTTAGTAGATTGTTCCTGTGGATTTCAGGCTAGGGTCTTTACGAAGAACGAAGGCTTCGCCGTCGGAGAACGTCATCTTGGTCGTAGAATGAATGAGGTCTAAATATGGCATCAGGTTCCGCTAAGCCAACGGCCAGTTCCAAATATCACGGCTCCGCCAAGTCAGTTCCGAAGGACCCTTCCCCTTCGAGGAGTGGAGCGGAGCCTCCGGTTTGTTATCCGCCCACTATCGACTTTGCTTCGCAGCCAGAACAGACTAATAATCTTGTGGAACAAGGAATGAAATCCCGACGCCCAGGTGGAGTCCGACGAGGCAAAGGCCCATGGTCAACTGACCCAGAAGGATTCAGTAAGACTAATGGAGAGTTTAGGTCTCCTGCTAAAAGTGACAGGCGAAGCCCGCATACGAGTCCGTAAAGGATAGATAAACTTTGATTTAATGTCCGTCTCCAGCCTACCTGTTCAATCTCTAAATTCTCCGCCGCCTTCGGAACGTGAAACTTTTATTCCCCTTCCAGTTTCGGGATGTAGCCAGGTCGAGTCACGCAAGCGTTGGAGATTAAACTGTTTAGGTTCATTATATTACTTTATTAAAGTTGGTCTGAAACGTAAGAAACTAACTGACCGACTCCATAAACCTATCTGTCTCGGTCTCGAATCCGACCACATAAAAGATGTATTCGAAATTCCCCGCGACCATTATAAGTCTACGATGGGAAGTGAAGGCTTGCCTATGTGGCGAGTTCTTCCTCTAAATGATGATGACCGGAATGAGTTTACTAAACTCGGCTATTCTAAAGAATTCGTAGAATGGCAAGACCGAATGCACCGCCCTGCTGCGCGTAATATGTTAGTCAGCGAGAACATAACCAACTCTGCAAAGCTCGGTCATCGAATCTCCATTCATTACGAGTCGAATACAATCTTCCGTTACCTATTCCCAGAAATCCTCCCCAGCTCCGCTGAGATATGGTCTTCCTTTTCTATGCACCACAAAATCCCCTCCGTTGCTAAGGCGGCTTCGGGCGGGCATGGCGAGGGCACTTTCGATTTCCTCGGAGTCGGAGGTGCCCTTCAGTCTCGTCATTATGACGGCTTGTTAGTACAGGACGACCTTGTCGGTCGTAAAGCTATAGAGTCTCCCTCCATTATGGAGAAGACCATCGAGTATCACAAACTCGTTGCCGGCGCGTTCGAATCCGAAGACGACAAACACGAATGCGACGAATTAGTCATCGGCAATCGCTGGTCCTATACCGACTTGAATAGTCATATCCGTGAACATGAACCTTGGTTCCAATTTCATACTCACTCCGCCCTTGGCGGCTGTTGTAATATTCACCCTCCGGATACTCCGATAATGCCAGAGGTTTTTAGTCTAGAGAAGTTAGAAAGGCTCCGAGAGCGTTTCGGCTCCTATCTGTTCTCTTGTCAGTTTCTAAATAACCCCTCCGCCCCGGAGAACGCCGACTTCCACGAGGAAGACCTTCGGTATTTCAGTCTTGAGAAAGACCAAGATAACTCCTGGATTATAAAACATGAAGTCATTAATGGAATCGTTAAGAAAGATATTCCAGTATCTCAGCTTAGTCTCTGCCTTGTTACTGACCCTAATCATTCTGGAAATGCTGGTTATGGTCGTTGCCGTCATGCTATCAACGTAGTGGGCCTGTCGGCCCAAGGAGACTTCTACCTTATCGACTCTTGGGCACAAGGTGTTAACTACGATGCATACTATGCCAAGATATACGAGCTATCCGACAAATGGAACGTCCGAAAGATTGGCGTTGAGTCCATTGCCGCTCAGAGATATATAGTTCATCATATTGGGTTCGTCAATCGCCTTGAGGGCCGTACTCTCAAGATAGTCGAACTAAAAGGCGAAGTTGAATCTCCTGACGGTAGCCTAACCACTAAGAAAGAATTTCGTATCCGGAATGTTCTCGCTCCGATATTTGAGTCTCACCGATTCTACACTCAGCGGAAGCAGATGGACTTCCTTGGAGAGTTCAGTACCTTCCCGAAGGGCCGCTACAAAGATATACTTGATGCCTTGGCATATGCTCCGCAAATGCTCCGTCTTCCAATGTCTTACATGAAGGAACTTGCTTGGCGTGCCGCGAACGCCGCAGGCGCTAGGCGAGTAAATCTCCCATACAGCGTGGGGGTTCGTTAAATGGACGCGAATATAGTCTTAACTCAAGTAACCGCAGGTGCTAGTGCTGTATGGATTCTACAAGTTCTTAAGAATTGGAAAGCATTTCCACTACTCCAATCCGGTCAGAAATACGCCTCACGTACTGCAAGTGTTATTGCCGCATTCTTTATTCATGGTGGCGTTAGTTATACCTGGGACCCACAACTAGATGTTAATGGGAATCGTCATCTAGTTCTTGCTATTCCGACATTTCTTGTATTCATCACATATATATGGCATTGGTTTGGTCAATACACTCTACAAGAGTTGATGTATCAAGGAACTATTAACAAGTCAGGTATTACTACTGACGCTACTGGAGCAACTCCTGCAAGAGTATCTCCTTCAGGTGATGTAGTAGTTTCAGCTTCTTCGAAGGCATAAAGGGATGGCCGACTCGAATGGCAGAACTCATATTCCAGATATTAAAGAATTAACTGCCGACCTAGATGGTCTACGAGAATTGGTAGCGTCTAAGTTCGAGTCTTTTAGAGCGATTATAGATGAACGTGATAGGCGGTATGAAGACCGTTTCACCGCAATGGATGAAAAGACCGGTCTTGCTCTCACTTCCAGTGAGAAGGCAGTTGTCAAAGCCGAAACGGCTACAGAGAAACGATTCGATTCCGTTAACGAATTCCGTGGTAGTTTGAAAGACCAAGCAGCTACGCTAATTTCTAGAGTTGAAGTAGAGTCAAAATGGAAAGCCTACGATGACAAAATCGATGACATTAAACGGGATAGTCGAGGCCAGAAGAATTGGGCCGTCGCGTTAATGATAACCGTCGCAGTAGGCGTGATGAGTATCATTATCACTTTAGTGATTCATAAACCTTGAGGAAAATATGCTTCTTATCATTATACTTCTAATCTTACTTATTTTTGGTGGCGGATATGGATATCATAGTTGGGGCGCTCCAGGCAGTCTAGGTCTTGTATTAACGATTATATTAATCTTTGTTCTTCTTAGACTTTTAGGAGTTGTCTAAATGGTTCTAACTATAAGTGCTTTGATATGTTTAATTGGTCTTATAATCTATCTAGCCTCCGATGGCAAAGCTAGCGAGGTTGGAAGGATAATGTTCGGTATCGGACTTCTCTGCGTCCTATGGAATGTTGGAGGAGTTGTTAATATACTTCCGTATCGAAAATAGAATGACTTTAAATGCGCTACATGACCAAAAGATTCGACCACCAACAGAATCCTTGTAAGGGATGTTCCGAGTGTGATTGGATATTCAAAGGGACGTTACCAGTCGGTAACACATTAGATGAAATTAAAACAAAGTTCGCAGAACGATGTAAAAAAGAATTCCTAGAACATGATTGTCAACAACATAAAAGGAGACCCTAATGGCTAGTTTCACAAGCGTTCTTAAAAAGATTGGTCAAGTCATCCTGACAGGTAGCGGCATCGCCACTGAGGTTATGCAATTTCCTTTCGTCTCGTCTATCTTTACTGGACTTGCTAATAAACTTGGAGGCTCCTCTGCTGCTACAACAATTCAGACCGTATACGGTGACTTAAACTCCGTTGCAAGTATTATCTCGATGATGGAGGTTGCGTTCCCTACCTCCGGTAGTGGCGCACAGAAACTTGCTGCGGCTTCGCCATTGGTTCAACAGGTCGTTCTACAATGGGCCCAGTCAAGTCTTCCTGGTCATAATAGTATTAAAGTTGACCCAGCTACCTTCGCCGCTCATTGCAGTCAGTTTACTTCCGACTTCGTAAATATAATGAATGACTTCGGAGCCTAATTAATAGCGAAGCTAATGCCTGATTTCATCAAAGTCAATCTCTCTCCTGATGCCGAAGAAAAACTAAAACGGCATTTGAAGAATCGTATTCTTGCTCTCGAAGAGGGATTGAAACAACTCCATGAAGATAAGATTAACAAATGGCGCAAAGCCTATGAGGCGACTCCTAGAGAGGCTACTAGAGATTTTCCTTTTGCTAACGCCTCGAATTTAGTCGTTCCAATCATAGGAATCTTTAGTGACACACTCCTGGCAAGAGTTATGTCAGCGGTTCTGAAAACTAGACCTCCTTGGATAGCTAAGATATTCGGTTCTCACCAAGATATAACTGACGAGCATCGAACGGCTATCGAAGATTTGATGGAATTTACAGGTATAGAGCCAGAGTTCCTAGACTTATACCGTGTATATCACGAATTCTTTGGCGAGACTATCAAGTACGGCACTTCTATGATTCTCTGTCCTCACGAAGTCCGCTACCGCTTCGATATGGAAGAATCCGCCGGCGATGGTAGTATGGGGTCTAAGAACTATAAACCTACTTTCACTAAGAACGTAGAGTATAAAGGGCCGCGTCCAGAGAAACTAGCGTTTGAGCATTTCCTAATCCCTCCCAATGCCAAGACTGTCAAGAGTGCTGACATTAAAATACACAAACGCCCCATGACGCGGAGCGAATTAGAGGAACGAAAGTTCTTCCAGATATACGAACCTAGCCGTGTAGACAGTATTCTTACGAAGCCTGATAGGACTGGTCCAGACTATACTACAACTGTTAAACAGGAATCTAGCGGAGCTAAGACTTCCAGTTCTTATGGCTACGCCGAGTGGGACCTCTATGAGTGTTGGCTAGAATGGACCACTCCGGATGGGAAGGCCCGTCCTAGAATCATCGCTACATACCACAAGAACTCCGACACCTTGATGCGTGGTATCTACGATACTCATACTCTTGACCCATGGATTCTAGGTCGTCTATTCTATCGAGACGACATGATTTATGGTTATGGCTATGCCGAGACTATGTGGGGCTTCCAGGAGGAAGCTAGTGAATCACACAACTCCAGATTGGATAATAGGCTTATTGCGAATACGCGAGTATGGAGAGTTGACCCTGATTCGAAACTTCATGCCGGTTATCGTATCTATCCTACAGCTACCGTTCCCGCAGCCAAAGACGAAATTGAAGCTCTTGCGGCCGGAGACATATCTCCTCAATCTATAGATGACGAGCGTTTCACATTAGAGTTGGCCGAAAGGCGAGCGGGTATCTCTCCTCCGATGCAGGGCGCTGGTACTGGAAGTCAAGGAAAGCGCGGAATCTATTCCGCTATGGGTACTCTAGCCGTAATGCAAGATGGTAATCGTCGTACCGATTTGAATATCTCCGACATGAGATACGCTCATACCAGACTCGGTCGCGTTATCCTCGCTGACTACGCCAAGTATGGAATCTCCGATGATATTCTAAACGTATTCGGAGATAAACGTGATGTAGTCATGGAGTCTATTAGAGCCGTGAAGGACGGAAAGATTGGTCTTCCTGTTTATTCGTCTACTTCTTCTGTTAATAGAGAAGTTGAAAAACAAAATGATTTAATCCTCGTCAATGTAATGCGTCAGCACTACCTTGGAATCGCTCAGCTAATCGCTCAAGTAAACTCTCCAATGACCCCGCCTCCAGTAGTTTCGTATTTGAAAGAGGTCATAAAAGCCTCCAACGTAGTTATGAAGTCTATTCTACGAAGCTTCGACAAGGAAGATGTTGATATTCTGATTCCTGAACCTGAGGACTCTAATGCCCAACAACAAACTGGACAAGTTCCTGGAGCACCCGGTGCAGTTCCTCCAGTGGTACCAATCAACCGCGGGGGAGATGTACAGAGTTTACTTGCAGGATTACCGCCAGGAGGTAGTAGACAAGCTTAGCTCCGCTAGGGACCAGGTAGACTTGTATAGACTACAAGGTAGACTAGAAGTTTTAAATGAACTACAAGAACTTGTCGGTATAGCTAAGAATTATGTTAGTGGACTTGCAAGCGGAACTATGAAGAAGATTCCAAGCTCCGCTATTCCAGATGAGTTAAAGAATATCAGACACTAAGGAGAATTAAATGTTCGGTCAAAAAACAGAACTACCCGATGAGTTGAAGGCATTAAATCTATCCCCAGCCCAAATTCTTGAAGCTGTTAATAATGGTAAGGCTGCTACAGATAAGGTTAAGGCCCTTGAGGGAGAAGTCGGAACCTTAAGACAAACTCTAGAAACGAATACCGGAGAGTTCCGTTCTCTTAAAGAGAAGCTCGATAATATCGAGGCTAATCCTACTAGAGTAGATAATAACAATAATAATGAACCGACTAAAACTTCGTTCTTGACCGACGAAGATAAAGCTTTTGATGAAAGGTTTATCAAGAGTGCCGGCCCATTGGCAATGGCTGCTGCGCAAGCGAATGCTAAGGCCGCGAAGCTCCTAGCCAAGTCCACTCTCCAAGGCCAGACAATTACTACTTCTAACGGAGTTATCTCGCTTGCGAAGCTCTGGGACAAGTGGTCCGCTGATATAGATAAAGAAGCCAAAGGCGTTCAGCTCCCTTATCTTGGAGATGAAAATACTTGGCTTCGTATCTTTAACCTCGTTAAAGCCAACCATCTAGAGGAACTTATGACAAAACCAGAAACTTTCATTGAACCAGTCGGTACCGGCGTTAATGTACGTGTCGGTGACGCTCCTGCTCCAGATAAGCTAAATGACGAACAAACTTCTATCATGAATAAAATGGCCCGTTATGGTAAAGGCGTAACCGTTGAGAGTGTTTTGGCTCAGAGAAAGAAGATGAACTTTGTAGGAGATAACGTATAATGGCTATCACAAGTGATAATGTTAACAAGGCAACTGTAACCGTTGACAAGAATGACCCTTATCCAGGGATAACTGCACGTCCCTTGAACCAACCAGACTTCGTTAATATACGACCGAAGAACCCTTCTCTATCGTTTCGATGGGTTAATAGGTCGGTTGGTCCGCAGGAGTCTACTCTCCGACTCGACCAGATGAGCTATGCTGGATTCGTGCCGGCTCTTCCAGAGGATTGTGCCAATCTCCTCCCTGCACTTGTAAAGAATGGGAAGATTGTTCATGGCGATTTGATGCTTATGAAGATTGATAAGAAGATTCTTCTAAGCGCGGAGAAATATAATTGGCAGCGCGCCGTTAATCGCCTTCATCCTAAAGCGCAGCTTCAAAATGGACAAGCCGCACTTCGTCAATCGGTAAGTGAAGTCCCTCAACGAGTTCCTGACTTGAATAGAAAGCTTGGTGTTTTTCGCCCTAACGAAGCAGAACTAGCGAAGCTAGAAAGTCAGGAAGATGGAACTCCGTTAGATTTAGGTGTCAAGTCCAAAGAGTGAAGGGAGGAATAGAAATTGGCTTCTTCAACTGGAGTATCAGCAGAGATTCATAGCATCCAATCCATAAGTGGTAATCAACCTCGCATCCGAAGACTTCCAGAGGCCGCAACTCAGACCTGGCTTCCTGGAACACCTTTAGCTCTTAATGCTTCTGGATTTGTTATTCCAGTAGCATCTCCGATAGCTACATTTACTAACACTCAAGGTGCTATTATCGGCCTTGCTAAAGAGGCCAGCGCAAGCTTGGCTACCGCTGGCGTTCCTCTACAACAGACCTTCGGTTCCGTTCCTAACGAAGCGTCAGCCGTTAATATCTCTCGCCCATATTTTAATGACGGCCTAACCGGTGTTGAAGTGGCCGACCAGGATACTATTTTTCTAGCACAGGTTGGTACCACGGTAACTCAAGCTAATGTTGGTCTTGCTTATGGTATGACCAAAGATACAGACAACCACTGGTATGTTGATTTAGCGAAGAGTACCTTCGGAACTAACACTGTTTGTATAATTGTTAAAATTGACCCGAATGACCAGTCAGCATCGCCTCGTGGGGTTTACATTCGATTTGTTGCTGGTCAGGTTCAGACTGTAGCATAGGAGATAGTAATTATGAAATGTTGTCCACAAATAGTAGCGTCACAAGACTTTACTGGTCAGACTGGAGCTTTAGCTGCTACAACCATATATACACCAACTAGTGACGGTACGTTTCTTATACTTGTTGCTAATAGTACACAGGCTAATGGTCCTGCCACATTAGGTATAGCAACTCTTACAACTACAGATGAATATGGTAATGCTATATCTAAGTCTGCAACAGCAGCAGGTAATAGTTTTACTCTTCAAATACAAGAAGTTCTTAGGGTCGGTTCAGGGCAGCCTATTCAAATTAGTGCTGCTCTAGGCGGTTCTCCCCCTGTTCTATATGATGTATTCGTAGTTATTCTTCAGCTTGAGTAAAGGAGCCTTAAAACATGACGATGGTAAGAGGTCAATTCTCTCAGCTACAGGCTCCGGGCCTTCATGCTGAGTTTGTACATTGGGTCGATACCTTACAGAGAGAGGAGGAATTCTCCCACATTCTCCACGTTGAACCCTCTGACAAGGCGTTCGAAGACGAAGTAGAGTTCTCCGGTCTTCCCCCAATGCCTTTGAAACCAGAAGCCGAATCCACAATCTACCAAGACGCCATTCAAGGCGGCACAAAGCGTTATATCAACTTCACATACGCTCTTGGAGTACGGTCATCTTTTGAACTGTATGATGATGACCAATACGGAATTATCATGCAGGTTCCTAAAGCGATAGCTCGTTCCGCCCATTTCACTAAAGAGCAGAACGCTTGGAACTTGTTTAACCTTGGTTTCACCACTCAGACTACAACTGATGGCTTGTCCATCTTCCACAATCAACACCCTCTCCTTGGCGGTAGCGCCGCTACTACATATGGGCCGGGCTTGACAAATATCATCAGCGCCGCTGGCACGTATCCGAATCGGCCTGCCACTGACGTGGATTTGTCATTCACAGCAATTCAACTAATGATTAATCAATTCGAGCGTCTAGTTGACTCTCAAGGCTTGCCTATCTCGATTAAGCCTCGATACTTGGTTATTCCTCCAGAACTCAAATGGATTGCGCGTGAAATCCTTGGCAGCCCCCACAAGCCATACACCGCAGATAACGAAATTAACTCCTTGATTAAAGAAGACTTGCAATACTTCATTAGTCATTACCTAACATCTGCATCAGCATGGTTTGCTATCACCGAGAAGGAAGGGCACTGGTTCAAGTTCCTTGTTCGTAGGGAACTTGATGAGGACTTCTCGGATGATTTTGACACTTTTTCCATTAAGCAACTTTCTCGAATGAGATTCTCCGTGGGTGCAACCACGTGGATGGGAAGTTGGGGTTCAAATGGCCCATAGATAAAGGAGATTTGTCATGCCTAGGCAATCTCATTCGGGGCGCGGAATCGCACCTTGGCATCGTTGTGATAGGTGTGGGTTCGATTTCCGCGTCACTGAACTCCGTCGTCAGTTAGGCTTAATCGTCTGTACAGCATGTACAGATAATACGATTGCATGGCTCCGTCCAAACTTAATACAGGATAAGCTTAATGCTTCCGTAGAACAGGAACTACGCGTAGCGGATATTCTGAAAGAAACTGGAAGTGATGATGTAGATTCATTGTCATGATAGGTAGTTAGTTGTGCGAAAGCACACAACCCTAAAGGAGGGTTATACCAAATGCCACATACAGCCTCAAGATACCAACAAGACCTCGGATTCACAGACGGCTATTTCTATATCTCTGCTGCTACGTTTATTGCTTCGGCATCCGCAGTTCTAACTAGAAATGCAGCGTCAGACTTCTCATATAATCTAGGTTCGTCCCTCGGTCCAATAACCCTAAGCGCCCCCCTTTCCGAAGGAACACTTGTAAGAACTGGATTCGGAGAAGATATTCAAGAACAATTCGGGGGTACTGGGATTCCAGGTTCGGCACAACCTCAAGTATACCGACCTGATGTTATTCCGGCTATGTCTGCTATCCAGCAGATAACTCCTAGAACGGCTCTAAAAGTTAAAGGCTTCAAGCCAATCTCCATAGAGGTTATTTATCAAATCACTGTAGCAAACCTAACCACCCATAACGTTCGAGTTGACAAGATTAATCACGGCAACCAAGCTACCGACACTATAACCTCTATGATTGCCGACGGCGCGAACGGCCTCTCCAAGACCTTCGGTACTGCTGCAACATCGAAATATGTGACACTTGTTCCCTTTCCAGCAGGTCAACAGATATATCAAATAACTGACTTAGCAAATATATGGGCTGAGATTACCGTTACTACTCCGGCCTCTTCGTTGTATAGATTGTATGCTATAGTGGTTGATGTCGAATTTAATTATAATTAGTAAATGGAGTGACTAAATGGCCGTCCAATTTTGTGTTGTTTGTGGAAGAGTTTCTCAAAGAGCATCTTGGCCCCGTTCCGGAACCGTCAACGGAGTTGCGTATGTATCATGTGATTTCCACTCCAGAGCCGCTATATTAATGTCTGTGCTTGATACCGGAGGTATTCCCTCTACAACTCAAGTATATCAATCACAGCACGGTAAAGTCAGAAAAACAGTACCAGAGGCTAATGGTTAGCAGGTGATTAAATGGCTAGCTATAATACAATATGTGTGGTTTGTGGTAGATATTCGACTCGTTCATCTTGGAACAATACTATAACTGTTAGTGGAAATACGTATGTAGCTTGTGATTTTCATAGTCTTCCAGAAATTCAAATCGCCGCTTTAGCAGCAAATACTGGTTCAGTAGTTCCAGAACCTAGTCTGGTAGGTTCTAATATACCACTAACTGAATCTGTTGAGGAGTAGGAGAGGTGCCTTATCGCTAATGACTTAACAGCAAGACCATGGTTTGTAGATACCGCATCTGGTACTGTTATATGGCAGCCGCAGGTATTTATCAAGTTTATTGAATGGAATGATGGAGCCTCTGCTTCCGCTGCCGGTACTGATAATATCGAGATTCAGGATAGGAATGGAAAATCTATAATCAAATCCACCAACCAAGCCGCACATGATATACAAACATTCAATCTCGAAAATTGGTTTGAGGGTCTTAAAGTACCTACTCTAAGTGCTGGTGATTTAAGAATTCATATTAAATAGGCGGAGCCCTTGGGAAAATCTCTCGATGAACTAGCAAGCTATTTCTTGCCGTTAGCTCAGGAACTATTGACTAATTGTGAGGGGATGGGAATCCCTTGCCGCGTCATTGATACAGGACGTACCTTAACTGAACAAACCGAGAAATTGAATCAAGGTGTTTCTTGGACCAACAACTCAAAGCACTTATCCCAACCTCCCGAAGGGAAGAGCGAAGCTATAGATATATGTCCGATAGCTATTCTCGAAGAGAATAAACGTGATTGGGACCCTTCAAGTCCGTTGTGGGGAAAGATTGGTGGTATTGGCGAAGCTCTTGGATTGAGATGGGGCGGCCGTTTTCAACATCATCCGGACCCTAGTCATTTCGAATATATACATCCAGTTTCTACTACCGTATGAGCGATTCGGAGAATATGGGCTTTCTATTGATTAGTGAAGGCGGGGACGGACTAGGTCTAGCCTTGCGGCTAAAGGCCGAAGGCCATAAGACCTCTATGTGGATTCGTGACCCCATGCTTGAAGGGCGTGGAGAAGGTCTCGTAGAGAAAGGAAACGCCCCAGACTTCACTCCTGTTGTAATAGCAGATTGTACTGGCTCCGGAGCGTTGCTAGATACCTACCGTGACGCTGACGCCCTAACCTTCGGTGGTAGTCAAATAGCCGATAAGCTTGAAAGTGACCGTAAATACGCTTCCTCTATAATGAAAGAGTGCGGTATTAAACAGCCGCAGGCTAAGAGCTTTAACTCTTGGGAAGATGCCTCACACTTCGTGGAGAGTCAGGATGATTCTACTAGACTCGTATTTAAGCCCGAAGGCCATCATAGCGGTAATCTACCTTCTTATGTCTCTTACGACCGTACTGATATGCTCCATATGCTGGAGCATTATAAAACTATCATTGGCGAAGCCGAAGCCGAGTTCATCCTCCAAGAATTCATCAGTGGTACTTGTATCTCATCCGAAGGATGGTTCTCCAAAGACCATTTTATTAAGCCCTTCAATCATACCTTCGAGAGAAAGCAATTCCTTAACGATGACCTTGGCCCGTCCGGAGGATGCACCGGAAACGTTGTCTGGGCTTGCCTTGAAGATGAGTGCCCACTTTGCGAGAATCTACTCCGGCTCGAAGACTTCCTAACAGAAGTATCATACAACGGACCAATCGACATAAACTCCGTTGTCTCTAAGGTAGGCGAAGCCTATGCCCTTGAATTTACACCACGATTTGGCTATGACGCCTTTCCTACATTTCTATATGGGCTGTTCGACGGTTCATTTGGAGAGTTCGTCTGGGATTGTGCTCGCGGTGCTGCCGGAGATACCATGCCACTCCGTAAGGGCTACGCTGCGGGAGTTCGGATTTCTACCCCGCCTTGGCCTAGCGAGGACTTTGAGTCTAAGAAAGGTCTTCCAATCGGAAATCTTCGATTTAAGGACCTTGAAAGATTCTACCCCTATGAAGTATCTCTACAAGAGGATAACTTCATTACCTCCGGTGGCGTTGGAATAATAGGAGTAGCCGTTGGCTATTCGGAGAATTCGATTGATGAAGCCTTCGAAGAGGCATATAAACTCTGTAAGAAGATTCGATTACCTGATATGCAGTATAGAACAGACCTTGCGGAACAATTCAAGTCTGATTTACGGCGAGTGTCAAGATACTTGACATTAAATGTATGAGTATCCTACTCGAAGTTACAACTCGTAAGAGTTCTTCCAATGGAGTCTTAGTTGACTTTACGCTGAACGCCAACGGCGAGATAGCTTCGCTTACTCTTAGCGAAGCTAACTTCGTTGAATTACTTGGTCTGGTTGGCGGAGATAAGACCTCTTATGTAAATAGTCAAATGACCTCTTTAACTACGTTATCAACGGCTATAGGAACTAAGACCTTGGTGACTCCGTAATGGCATATCCTCCGACATTCGACCATCCGTGGGATATTACCGCTCCTGCGGATACGCAGTTGGCGAATCTTTTGGGTCAGGATATTCGTAACCTAAAAGATGACGTTATGCAAAGGTTCACGTCATTAGCCGGGACTATTGCTAATAGACCAGCCCCCGAGACGGTTAATGCTACTTGGGGAGGTTCAGGTTATGGACTTCTCTATTTCTCGACTGATGAGAATAAAGTTTATCAATGGAATGGAGCGGCTTGGATTGATGTAAGTGGAAAGATAGGACTTTCTAGAATTCCTACAGTAGGTGGGATTGTTTTACTTCCTACTGGGGCTATTACTATTCCTGTTTGGAAAGCTCCGTATGCTTGTACAGCGACTTTTGTTCATGGTTGTTCTGGTGCTAGTGATGGTTCTGGAATAACAGTTAATGCTGGGAAGCTTTTTATTGGTGATTTTTTAGCGGCTAATCTATCTGTGCCATCTGATGGTGATTTTCACGATGCTACCGTTACTCAGAACTCCTCTTTTGCTATTGGGGAGAAGGTTTATATTAAATTGTCAGGTTTTAGTGGTGCTCCCAGTCAAGTAACTATTCAGGTAGATTTTACTCGACCATAATGAGTCAACAAGGACCAAATTTTCCGACTGTAGGTGTAGACGCTGGAGGAGGAACTGGAGGAGATACTTGGAGTACTCCGTCGGCTATCGAGGTAGATGATGGAAGTTTTTCTGCTTATTCAATTACCGCTGGAAGCAGTCTAACAACTAATATACTTCGGGGGACTGGGTTTGGCTTTTCAATTCCTACTTTTTCTACTATAAATGGAATTTTGCTTGAAATTAAAAGAGCGAGTCAGTTTAGTTTTCCTCCTCAGATTACGGATAATCTCGTCCTCCTGCTAAAAGCGGGTGTTGAGGTTGGGAATAATGAAGCTAATGCCACTCCGTGGCCAGTGACGACTTTAACCTATATTTCGTATGGTGGTTCTAGTAACCTTTGGGGAACAAGTTGGACTCCAGCAGATATTAACAATGCAAATTTTGGAGCTGATTTGCAAGGAATCTGTGATAACTCAGCTGGACAAACTGGTCGTGTAGATGCATATAGAATAACAGTTTATTATACTTTACCAGGTACAAGTTTTAGTGGTGTTATAGTAACGGACTCTTAAAATGCCTCAACTTCAAGATAGAAAACAAACTCGCTCGGAAGAACTCCTTGAGTTCCCTATGACCGGTCCCTTTGGGGGGACTCAAAGCGAGCTTCCTTCTACCGAAATAGAAGGGCTTGGATTCGTAGATTGTCGTAATGTAATTTTACGTCGTGGCACAGCAACAGTCCGTCCCGGATATAATGCTTTAACAGCTTTGCCGGATGGGTTTCCCGCTCTTGGAATAGCTGATTTCTTTACGTCATCAGGTGCTCATGTTCAAGCGGCTATAACAAAATCAAACTTATATAAATGGACCGGTTCCGGATGGACTGTTATTACTGGAGCAGGTTTTACTGGCTCAGCCTCACAGATTTGGTCTTGGGATGTTATAGCTCAAAAGCTTGTTTTTTCTCAAGGCGCGGACAAGATTTGGTCATGGGACGGGGTAGCCGCAGGTTATGTACAGACTAGTGCTAACGCACCGGCTTCTGCAAGCATAGCTGAGATAGGACTTCATCTTGTAGCCTTGAATACTCTTGAAGGTGGAACACAGTTCCCTCAAAGGTACCGATGGTCTGGACTGGCTGACCCTACCGATTGGACCTCTATAAACGCTGGCGTTAATGACAATTTGAATAATCTCGGTCCTGGTCAGAGCCTTAAGAAACTTGGTCAGTATGGTTATGGGTGGCATTTTAACGGTATTATTCAACTCCAACCAACTGGTATCGGGACTAATCCTTTTGCATTCTATCCAATAGTTAATGCCTCTCTTGGACTGCTTGCAAGGTCTTCGATGGACCATTTCAGTCGAGATGGAATTGAGCAAGCTGTTTACTTGTCATCGGATAATGTGTATGTATTTAACCAATCGTCTTTGACTCCTATTGGGGATGCTCCTCTAGATGGACGTAGGCGTGTTGGGGCAAGGTCAAGAATTTTAGCGGATGTATTTTCACACGGAACATTAACCGATGTTTTTGGTTTTGTTACGAATACTATTGCTGGACAGCCTTTTAATGCCTATTGGTTGGTAATCCCTGGAACTTCATGTTGGGTTTATAACTTCGACGAATCGAATTGGACAAACTTCGTTTTTGATAAAACTGGAGTCGTTCTTGGAAACTTTCTCAAAGCCGCCGTTCCACGGATTATGGACTTGGTTGGACAAATCCTCGCTCAGGGTTGGACCCCACAGAATCTTGTAAATACAAGTCCTTTTCCAGGACTGGCAATCTCTTTCTCGGATGGAACATTTGGATATATCGACTTTACAAATTATTCGGAGACAGCCTGGTCAATTACTGGACCAACGCATGTTTTTCAAGATGTTAGACATGGTAAAACCTTGAAAAAGTTTCGACTTCGTGTTGTCGACCTCGGTCAGGTCACATATACCTTAACAGCTACTAGCAATACTGGACAGACCGATACACGAACTTTAACTATCGGGAATGGCTCAGGTGACGTTCTTTCCGCAGTTGTGGAACTGAAAGTTTCTGGAATGAGAATAAATTGGAAGATTTCAGGTTCAGCCGGCTCGCCTGGCTCAATTGTAGAATTCTGTCCTATTTATAGTATCTCTGGAGAACAACGTGGCGGTTCGTCGGACGAAGCGTCGGTGGTGATTTCGTGATTAATACTATCCCACCAAGTCTTGACTTCGTTCCTGAGGATAATAGTTCTTTGAAGACTTTCGGAACGATGTTGAATAAATTATGGCAGAAGCTTTCTTTAACTTTGGCCCCTGTATTTACTGCCTCTCAAGTTTATGTTCCTGTAGTAACTGCTGGAGCAGGGACTTTTACTACCGTATCAGCGGTTGGAAGATATATACAATTTGGAAGGTTAATCTTTGTTCAAGTTGTAGTGACTATAACAAATAAAGGAACAGCAACAAACGCTTCCGTGACCTTACCAGTACAGGCTCAAGGCTCTAATCGTCAAATGCTTCCTGGAGTAGATATTGGTGTTACAGGGGACGCTCTTACAGGTGACATTGGTTTCGGTGGCGATTTTACGAAGTTTTTGATTCGTGATTATATTGGTGGGGCGGCTTATATTGCAAATGGTGCTATTTTGGCTTTAACTGGAGTTTATGAATCAGCTTAAGGAGATATAAATGGCCCGTCAATTTTGGATGCATTTAGCACAATCGAAAATCGCACTAGTAACGGCTACGACAAAGACCATAGCTTCGCTAACGACTCCATCTACAGGGTGTAGAATAGCCATTCAAGCTATTACTATGTCTTTTGATGGCACATCAAATACCGCCCAGCCGGTAGAATGCCATTTACAGAGAATTACTACTGATGGGACTGGGACTACTCAGAATCCGGTAAAGAAAGATTCTGATATTGCCTCCGGTATCTTGACTACTGCTAAAGTCAATTATACTATAGAACCTACTACGTATACGGCTAATGCTATTTTAGCTTCGCTGTTGATACATCCGCAGGCAGGCGTTCAATATCCGTTCCCGTTGCCAGGCGAGATAATTATACCAGCTAATGCTATAGTCGGACTTTGGGTTAATGCGCCGGCATCAGTAAATTGCCTTTTCATGATGGAAGGTGAGGAGTAAAAGTGAAAAGGATACTTGCTTGGATTAAGCAACGGTTCCACGGTCATGATTTCAGTAAATCGTATTGTAAATTTATCCATCTCACAGGGCCGATATGGCCTTTCAAGGACCCTCTCTTGAAGATATGTTCTTGCGGAGCAACTAGGATAGTGGAGAATAAATGAAATCTAGTCGTTATGTTAATTCAGATGAGCCTTTAGCAAAAGCGGTAGAACTTGCACAAATACTCTGTAGACCGGAGATACAACGTGAACAAGAATATCTTGAAAGGAAGTCTTATTTTGTTGCTGGTCGCGTGTGTCGTAGGTGTAAGACCGTGGCGCGTGTTCGCTCAGGCCGACGCGGGGTACACGAAGGTCGGAACAGTTAATAGCCCAATCACGTCGTTCACCGATACGACTGTAGTTGATGGGTTGTTCTATCAATATCAAATAACCGCCTTTAATGCCGTGCTAGAAACGAAGCCTACAAGTGATGGAGTAGTAACAATTCCAGTCACTGGGACCCACTCTACAATCACGTCATGGACTGCTTCACTTGTTGACCCGACGCATACAGCTCCAACTGGCTATAATATCTATCGTCAGCAGGTTACAGCCCCAAACCCTCCGGGTGCCGTTAGTACGACGGTGAACTAGCGGCTATGAGGGCAGAGTCCATCCGAATCCGCTCAGATACGATAGAAATTTATCGTGCATGGTCGGAGAACACAGGTAGGACTCTTGTGGGTCTTATCGAGATGGTACTAATGGAAGCGGCACAGCATTATCTGGATGGACTGAATCCGAAGTTACATCAGGACAAGAAATGAGTATTAGTCGTATAGGTACATTTGTTCATTCATATAATCCTATGGGCACTTTTGCGCTTACTGGCATCAATGCCCACGATTTGCTTCTGATTGGAATCTCCGGCAATGACAGTACACAGCCCACTCCGGGTATATCAGATACTAACTCGAATACATGGAATCCTCTGACCATTCTATTCGATTCACCCACTGGTACGTCCTGCCAAATATGGTGGGCAGATGCCAAGGCCGGAAATATGACGGCTACTGTAACAGGAATGACGAGCGACCCTGGCGGGACATTAGTCCAGTATCGAAGCACGACCGGCCTTGCATTCACACATGATGTAGACAATCAGGTAAAGGCTGGAGCTTCCAGCGCCACTCCAAGTGGTGCTCAGATTACCACGACCGGGACTGGATTAGTCTGGGGCTATTATGCTAACGAACTTAGCACTAGTACTATTACAGCCGGTACAGGTTATACGCTGATTCAGGCCGATGGCACCCACATTGATGCGCAAGAGGAACAGTTGAACACCGCTGCCGGGAACTATACGGTGGTTTTCAACTCTAGTCCTGGTGTAGCCAACTGGAGCATCTATACGACATCGTTCAAAGAGGGAGTAGCGGCTGGCGGGATTATAACACCTCCCTGGTATAAACTACCAACGGTAGGTCCGTCTTACGCTATTTAGTTAAGGAGAATTAAATGGCTCGTCAGTATTTTAATAGTCAGTTAGCGGATTCTAGTATTGTTGCAGCATCTATTACGCCAACAACTACTAAGACATTTATATTTACTAATGCTCAAGCTAGTCAGTTTTTTCCTATTGGATACGGTCTTGCAGCCCCATTTGCAGGACAGGTTTATAGGTTTGCGTGTGGTGGTTTGATAACTACACCTGCTACAGGAACTCTTGTTATAGACCCAGTTCATGGTAATGGGGCTACATCCACGACTGGCGGAACAGATATGGGTGCTTCCGCCGCACAGACAGTTACGGCTAGTTTAGCTAGTCAGCCGTGGATCATGGACGGATACTTAGTATATCGTACTATATCGACCGTATTAACCACTTCGACAGCGTGGCTTACTGGAGTATTTCATAGTCAAGGAACTTTAGCTACCGCTGGTGGTGGCTGGACAATTCCGTTTGGAAGTACGGCAGCGGTTTCAGTGGACACGACCGGAACCGCAGCCGCTGGATTATTTGGGGCATTAAATTTCTATGTTACCTTCTCCGTGACTGGCGCAACTATTAGTGCTCAGTGGACCTCAATGCAATCCTTAAACTGAGGTATATATGATAGGGAGCTACCCATACGGACTTATTCAAGTTTCTTATAGTGCTACACCAGTATTTGACTGTTTTCAGGGTAATGTATTTACAATGACACTAACTGGTAATATCCAGTCTATGTCTATTATAAACGCGATGCCCGGTCATTTATATACGTTTATATTTACACAGGATTCTCTCGGTCTTCATACGATTAATTGGCCTACCGGATTTAATGGAGTTGTTAATATCCCAGCTTTAGCTGCTCCAAACTCCGTTTGTGTACAATCCGCTATCTTCGATGGAACTAGTTTTTATGGCGTAGCCATGGGACAAGTTAATTTACAGAACGTAGCCGTAGCCGTAGTCAATCCTCAAATATAATATGCCCTTCACTGGACAGCCAGGAAATAATCCGTCTCTTATAGGGTCGAGTAAGTTTAATATCCCTATTCAACAAGGGACTATTCCTTCGTCCTCAAATGGTCCTCGACCGAATCTTGTTACAAGAGTTATAAAGAAGCTTAAGCAGAAAATTAAGAAATATGCCCATTTCACAGTATTTCATACCGGACTTCAACCTTCGGTTCAAGTTGTACGGCTAGTAACTCGGAGAGTTTATAGAAAGAAATCTTCCTTTCAACTACGCAAGATTGCTAGATTCTTTAATTGGCATTCTGGCTTACAACGTGTTGTAGAAAGTCAGATAAAGTTTCAGACACGTATTCGTAAGACACTTAAAAAAGCAAGTTTTCCGCTACGAAAGCTTGCTCGCTTCACGTATTGGCATACAGGCTTACAGCCTTCGGTTCAGGTCATTAAGTTTCAGACTAGAGTCCGTAAGACTCTTAAGAAAGCTAACTTTCAGTTTCGTAAGATTGCATTATTTACGAAGTGGCATGTTACATTCGTACAGCCGGACATAAACCATAATGTATTGAAACTTGCTGCTCGGCGCAGTCTTAGAGATAAGAGACGCAAAGGAAAGAATGCTAGATTCTTTCCTCTCTACGAGACGGGCTTACAGCCGGTTAGTTTATTCCTTCGGATGCGTACTCGAAGGTCAATACGTAGTAAGTCAGCCTATCAATATCGTAAGATAGCCCACGTAGTGGTATGGCATTTTACGCCTGCCGCAGGCGGAGGTACTCGTAGAGAGTGGGTCAGTCCGAGGACTGGTCATAGTAGAGGGGACCAATAAATGCCTCCACCATTCATAATAAATGACCTTGTTAATGAAGTTATTTTACGGTGTGAGAACCGGACGACTGACACCGCGAGGGCAGCGATATGGATTAGGGATGCTCTTTTGGAGATTGCCTCGAATCCTGATTATCGAGATGATTTCCAAGAACTCGAAGAGTGGGGTCCAGCGTATAACCTAACTGCTAACATAGCAGAATATACTGAAAGTTTGATTCTTCCTGTCGGAGATATAAGTAACGCCCTACTTGACATTTTAATATGGGTAGATTACCCGGCGAATCTAAATCGTCGTAAATTAGATATCAGTCATTATCAGAAGACGGATAGATTCCAACCGACATACTCGATACCGACAGAATGGTATCGTTTCGGAGGTCTGATTGGATTTAATCCAGTCCCTAATCTTGCATATAAAGTACAAGCTAGGCTTTGTAAACAGCATCCTATAAATGATGCAACTCTTAATCAGACAACTATATTACTTCCTAGAGATTGGAACGAAATACTTGTAATGGCCGCGGTTCAAAGAGGATTTATTGAGTTGATGGAATATGAGAAAGCAACTATGATTCATCAGCAATTATATGGGGACCCTGACAACAAAGGACAACCAGGGCTCATATACCATGCGAAGCGTAAACGAAGGAAAGAGTCGTGGCGGATGGAATCTCGACTAACTATGGTACGTCGTCCGTATGGATGGGGGACATAAAATGCCAGTTGACCCACAATTTGCGAATGCATGGCTTACTCCGCAGGGTGGTTCCTCTGGAACTGGCGGAGGCTCGAATCAATACATGAGTTATCCGAACATCAATCCTACACAGGGTGTGTTCCAGCCGACTGCGAATAACGCACAATATGCGTTTGGTCAAGGTATCGGTGGTGGTCGTGTCGTAACTCCGACTATAGACCCTAATTTTACACAGCAATTTTATGGCTTGTTACAAGGGCTTACTCCGGATAAATTATCTGCTCCGCAGAATCCATTACTTCAATTACTACAGCAATACTTCTCTCAAGGACCTTCGGCGTTGCCTGGAACGCAAGCGTTGACTACTCAGGCCGGAGGCGACCCTAATCTATCTGCGATAGTCGCATCCGGAGGGGATCCTATCTCCGCTATGCCTGCATGGCAATCTATGATAGATGCACAGCAACAGAATATCGGAAGGAATCAAGCCAATCTAAAAGAACAATTCGCCTTTGGAGGCGACCTTAAGAGTAGTCCCTTTGGGGATGCGATGCAGAACTTTCAGTCCCAAACTACTCTTGACCAGAATAGTTTACTGGCCCAAATGATGCAACAATCTATGGAATCTGCGATGGGTAGGAAACTAACTGCGGCGGAGACTTTAAGCGGAAATGAACTAGCCGCAGGTCAGACATTAGACAGTTCGGCGCTTGGATTTACTGGGCAGGCCCAGCAATCCGGAGAGTTTCAACAAACTCAGATGCAGAATGCTATTAATATGCTAATGCAAATGCTCCAGCAGGGAGCTTATGCGACACCAAATGTCATGCAGGGACAAACTGCCTCACAGACCTTTGGTAATATAATGGCCGGTCTGGGTGACGTATTTAAGGGCAGTGTATCTAAGACTTCTCCATAAGGTGAATATAAATGGCTAATGGACAAGGTCCGTTATCAAATGCGCCAGGATATTCTCCTGGACAGAATCCGTTGATTCCACAAGGTCAGCCTTCGGCTCAATCTGGGGGACAGGTTCAGCCTGACCAGGACGCGGTTAAGAAGCTTCTAGCTATGCTTGCACAACAAATGTCTCAATCTCAGGCCGGTGGACAAACTAACGTACCGTTACCGAAGGCCCCTCAACAGAAGTCCCAAACCAACGTAGAATATGGTGGTATAGCCGGTGGGATAATGGGTCTTATAGAAGGTCATAAGGCTAAGAAAGAGGCTTTGGAAACCCAGAAAGCGGAGAGTTATTATAATCAATTACAACAATTCTTGACTCCGACCGGCGACCCAAACGTAGATGCCCAGAATAAACAGAAGGCGGAGATGTTCCTCGGAGATGACAAGATTAGAAAGACTTTGGAAAAGGGACTTGGATACTTCCAGTTAATGGAACCTGAGAAACCTCCTCCGGAAGCCGTAGGCGTTCATCAAGCCATGAATAAAGGTAAGCAGAAGCCTACGGCTCAGGCTCAGCCTCAAAGACCGTCATTACCTCAAGGCGGCCCGATGGGGAATATGCAGGCTTTATTGAGTATGTTGAAGCCGTTGACTGAGGCGCAAGGTAACGTAGCTAGTACGACCGAGACTATATCTAGAACCAGTCAAATAAACCAGCAAATCGACCTAGGTAGTAAGACAACCGAAGCGAATATAAAGAACTTGAATGCTTCTACCGAAGCCACGAAGTGGAAGCTGGAGAATGACAAGAATCTTTCTCCTTTAGAAAAGGAGAATCTTGAGAAAGACCTAAAAACTAAGGATGCTCAGTTATCCGAATTCAATAAACGAGCAGAGTTATATTCTGCTGAGGCATCTTACTATCGGAGTGGAAAGATAACACCTCAATTTATCCTATCAAGTTATAGAACCGCTCTAGCAGGATTAGACAAATCTGCTAGTGATGCTTCTACTTTAATGAAACAGGCTCAGTCCGAGAGGGATAAATATCAGAACTGGCAGAATCAATATGCGAAGCAGGGAGTAATCTCCGATGACATTTTATCCAAACTCGGATTTACTAACATGGGAGATTTTACCTCTAAACTTCAACAAGCAGATTTAATTCTTAATGCTCAAAAGGCTGCTTATCAAAAAGCCGTCCAAGGAAGACAAAATCTAGCTCAAGTACAAACACAGGTTGTTAATGGAAGTATGCCTTTATCTAAGGCTATTGTAGACGCTTATAAGGCTGCTGGAGTTTCTATTCCAAGTGATGTAGTTAATGGAATTACCGCGGATGCTCCCCCTGACGCTACTGCACTTGATGATGAAATTATGAATCTGGTGAAATAATGGCTGCTCCACAAACAGGTCAACAGAGTATCTCTGATGATACTGTGAAAGCATTCTTGTCAGTTCCGGATGACAAGAAGCGCGAAGCTCTTGGAAAGATGAGTCCGGAAGCGAAGACGGCATTACTTGGGGGATTGAAGACTTATAAAGCTAAGAATCCGACTCAGACTCCGACGGCTACCACGCAAGTACCTCCGGTAGGACAGCCTACGACTCCTAAGGCTCCGCCTTCGTTCTTGCCGACTCAACCTCCAGTTCCCGCGGGTGAACAGATTAAGACGGGGATTAAGGGAATTGGGCATAATCTTGGTGCTATGGCTTCTACGTTCTTTGGTCATCCGGCCATCAGCCTACCGGCTGGAGCTATTAGTAAAACAAGTCCAGAAGTTAATATACCTGCTCGTGGTAATAGTATGACCGCCCATGACGTTTATGCATCTATGGACGCGATGAATAAGAACGTAACCGAAGCTTGGAAGTCAGGTCGAGTCGTAGAGGCTACGGCAAAGACAGCCTTAATGGCTGTTCCAGTTCTATCGGCTATAGGAAGTGGAGGAGACCCTCTAGCCGTGGCTGCTTCAATGGCTTTCGTGTCACCATGGTTGACCGACAAGTTTGACCAAGCCAAGAATGGACAGCCAATCGCTGCGGCCATAGAAGTGGCTGGAACTCTAGGAATACCTCATCTAGCTGGTAAAGCAATACCGAAGGTCAAATCCTATGGAGAAGCCGCAGTTAAATGGAATGATACGGTTGATAAGGCTGCTAAAGTTCGGAGTGATTCGTTCGATACGAGTAAAGCTGCGCTTATAAAGATAACGGCGGACATTAATAGAACTAAAGTCGGGAGTCTTGTTAAGTCTATTTCTGATGAGGACATGGTTCAGTCCGCGAATAAAGGGCTGCCAGGTTCCTTTGACCCTGCTTCGCTAAGTCAGAGACTTAATAAATTTAAGAACGAAGTTCTAGGCGGTAAGGCTTCGAAGGTTGAAACCCCCGCCGTAGAAAAAGCCACGAAAATGATTAACGCCCGTGGCAAAGCTATGTCATGGAATGATTTGAAACAATTAAGAACTTCGTTATTTGAGATTGATAAGTCTCCGAGAGAGACGGCAATTTTTGCCAAACTGGATGAGTCAATAGAATCGGAACTCTCCAAGAGAGCAAAAGACATTGGTCGGGAGGCTCAGGATAAGGCTTATAATACTATAACAAAAGCTATGTCCGAGCATAAGAACGGATTGCTTGGAGATTTAATTCACGCAGAAAATGACCAAGACTTCTTTGACACTTTGAAGAAGGCTAATAAATCAGTTGAATTAAAGAACTTAGATAGTGACCTAGCGCAGTTAGGTCTTCCTGATAATTACCTAAAGAACTTATATGATTCTCATACTAATATACATAGAGTGGTAAGCAACGCTTCCGCTGGATATTCTGGAGGAAAGATTTCATCTTTGAAACAACATCCATTTGTTGCGGGGACTGCGGGTGCTGTCGCATACGGGACTGTTCCAGGATTCGGTCAGAAACTAGTAGCAAGCTTAATGGCTACTATGTATGCTGCGGATTTGGCGAATCGTGCTGGCGCCATAGAGGAAATGAAGAAGCTTCCTTATACAGGGCCCCCGAAGGGATTACTTGGTAATGCTTTACAAGTCAAACCGGTAGGGCCGTCGCCTTTGAATCCGCCTTCTGCTCCGCAGGGAGGAACTCCGTTAGGAATGTCTCCTAGTCCAACACCGACTTCAAGCTCCGGTCCTCCCTCTGCTCCGACCGGAGGTCCGGCTACCGGAGGTGTGTCCCCTGCGCCCGCATCGCCACCTAGCGCACCTCCGGTAGTTCAACCTTCGGTTCCGCAGGTTAAAACAGTTCCATTAAGTGAGCACATAATCCAAGAAGGCGTCAGAGAAATTCAAGAAATTAAACGTGCGGAGCAGGCTAAAGTAACTAAGGTTCCTGAAGGTCAGCACGGGACCGGACCAGAAGCCGAGAAAATAAAAGGTGCTGAACGGAAGGCTAAAGAGCGAGCCAAGTCACTCTCCGAGCAACCTCGTGCCCCGAAACAAGGTGGCAAGCCAATGGTTAGTGAGTCTTCAACGGAGTTGACTACCGTTAAAGAATTAGAAGAACATATCGGAGAGCGTTCAAATGGTAAACTTATGTTGAGTGCTTTACGTAAGTATGCGAAGCAAGAAGGTATCGGATTAGATAGTGATATTTATAAAGAGTTTCTGAAAGAAGCCGTTCAGAAAATGGGTCCTTCGGAGAGAAAGACTTTAGGGACTAATATCCCGAAGGAGGTACCCTAAAGGAGAAATATTTTATCATAATACACCATTTGAGACAGCTCAAAAAATTATTGATGAGGGTTTAAAGACTACTGAACTAAATGAGAGAGATGAATGGACTGTACCTGTAGCTAAAGATATTAAAGTTGCAAAAGGAATAAAAACATCACAAGGAGTAGTCTTTGTAGGTAAAACTACAAACCCTTTATTTGACAAGTCGATAGATTATGGTGATGGTCTTAAGGGAGAGTATCAACATACTGGGCCAATATCACCTGATAATTTTACCGGGGTGATTATATCCTCAACACTCAAAGATAAGCCAGGTTTTGCAGAATTCGTAAGGAAGGCAAAGGCGAAAGGTTTGAAGATTGTATTTGATTAAATGAGATTAGGTTGTTTCTAGAGACAGCCTAGTAATGTCAACTAGCTTGACATTAATATACGAAGTAACCTATAGGAGATAAAAATAAAATGGCCAACACAAACGTAAGTCATGGCGAAGCCAAGAGTATTTGTGATGGATTGGAAATCTCTCCGAGCCAGCATCAACCGACAAGTCCTATCTATTCTCGCGGAGCGGAGCCCACGGCCTCTAAGAAAGCAGGCCGTAAGGCGTCCGCAGATAAGGGAGCAGAGAAGGACTTTGGGACGGCACGGAATAGAGCCGCGAAGAACGTCCCGAGGGGCTCTTAGCCTCCGACTACTGAACTGGTTCATCTAGAACCCGACCAACTATATTTTCGGATTCTGGATTAACTACACGAATCAGGTCAGCGATTTGAGTCGAACCCGGCACGAGCGAGAGAGTTATATCGAATACAATTCTCAATCGTGCCGGGATTCCTCTATCTTTAGCTACCAGTATCCCACCTTGATTGTATTCTAATATCTTTCCGACCCAAGTATGACCTTGAGGGGGCCGGAAATGAACAAGACTTCCTAGATGTAGTGTGTTACCAAGTAGGTCTTTTATTGGAATTACTTCTCCTTCTTTAGTCATCTTCGTCTTCTCCTAGTTCGTTGTCATAGTTAGGAACATCTCCGACTTCTTCTTGAATATCTCCATCATCGTCATCATCTATTGTATCCGGGCCATCTTCGATATTTTGTTCGTTTTCTGATTCGGGCATCATTAGGTTCCACTCCCTTCCAATTCAGGTTCTCCCTCTACTATGGCTAGTATTTCATCCTGATTCAATACACGGAATGCGGGCTGTCCTTTGAAACTGAGAACTGTTCCAGAATATAGTCCGTAGACCACTTTATCTCCGACCTTAAATCTAGAAGGCTCTATATCCTCTCCAACCGCCATTATCGTTCCGGTTGTTGGGCGGCGCTTCGCGGTCTCCGGTATTAATATCTGGCCCCCGTACTTAAATCCATCTTCCTGTACAACTATTCTACCCAACGTCGGATAGAGAAAGAACTGTTTCAAAACTGTTTCTTTTGTCATGGTATTGTTCCTCCTGGCGGAACGGCTCCTTGTTTAACGGATTTCGTACTGGCGTACATCGTCTTACGACCTTGTTGGTAATCGAATATAATCTTTGCTTCTTTGAAGGTAGCAAGAATCCTATCTAAGTCATCTGAGGTTACGTCCCTCCAATGAGCTTTTAAGATTTCCTCACGCGAAGCGAAACCTTTGGTTTCTATAAAAGCTAGAACTTTATTACTAGCTGCGACTAATTCCGATTCCCCTACCCCTCGAAAGACCCTCGGGATATTACTCGCAACCGATTCGACCGCGTCGTATCCTTTCTGGAAATCCTCCTTTGAGATGATAAGGTCATTCCCTCTAGATAAACTAAAACACATAGCCAGTTTAGAAACTTGAGCCCATTTAGAAGTCTTATACGAAGTAGTTGCCTCGTCATCGTAAAGGTCAGGTTCAGATTGTTTATATACATACTCGAAGAGAGGGACGGCTCCTTTGTCGAATTTGAATTCTCCTACTTGAAGGGACATATCTCTTAGGTCTTCGATGAGGTTAGATTTAATTGGAGAGTGATTTGGTATAACTGGCCAGGGGATGAACTGTTCTCTATCCTGAGCCACAACGAAGTTAACACGTCGCGTAAAGCCGCCTCCAATCGCGGTTGGAGGGATTGCTGAAATAAGCCATTCTTGAGTTGAGCCTCCGAGAAGTGATACGCAAGGAGAATCGATTTTATATTCTCCTTTGTGTCTGGTTCCATATATGAAGCTCCCTTCGTTAGAGTCCCATAGGTCGGTTAGAATGGGGATGGTAAATTGAGACGCCGTAACAAAAACTGAAAGTTCCCTGGATATAATGAAACAAGTATGGTCCATGTTGACGTTGACGGTTCCTGGCTTGGCCCCAGGGCCGATACCGGACCAGCCGTTGGAGAGCTTTTCAAGTATGTACTCAATGGTAATTCTATCTGATAATATGTTTGTGACATCTGCCTCCTGTAATATACGAAGCGCCGGATTTATAGCGGAGCCCTTTCCAAGTCCGGGGCGCCCGACTAGAACTGTGAACAAGTTAGGATAGAGATGAAAGTGTCCCCGTCCTATAAATACCTTACGCTTCATCGTCGCGGCAATAACCGTCAGACCAGACCAGAGGTGATAGTCTAACGGTGATTCTGATGCCGGCGCAATGTATCCCAGATATGT